GATTATACAAGGTGCTGGTAAATGCCAATATTTGAAAGTCCTGATAAAGGTGAAACTGTATATGTTAGAGAAGAAGGTTCTACTGAACAAGTTCTTTATTCAGAGAGTGAAAAGAGAAGAAATCTACACAAAGACATAAAAGAAAGCCAACTATGGGGCAATATTCATCGTGCGGCTAAGACCAATCCCGCTTTACAAGAAGCATTAGATCGTGTTAAAGTAATATACTACCTAAGTAAAGATAATGGCAACTGCAAAACTTGATATTAAACGTGAACTCAATGCTGTGGATCGTAAAGTCTACGACTTCTACGATAATCTCACAGCTGAAGAAAAGAAAGCATTTAGTCCATATGTACTAATGAGATATACTGCTAATGTGCAAACGCCAGATAGAGATATACAAGAATGGTATGTTGAAATGACAAACGAAATGGTTAATAAAAATCATTGGGATCTCAGCAAAGACCATAAAGCTCTTCTATGGAAATTGTATGCAGCAGTGGGAGCTGGCGTTAATACATTCCATCCATATCTCGCTGCTGGTAAAAAAGAAAAAGCAGTTAAGATTGAAAAATTGCTATGCGAACTATATCCTGCAAAGAAAATGGATGAGATACAACTACTCGCCTCTATTATGGATAAGAATGATATAACCGAGTTGTTTGATAAAATGGGTCTTGATAAAAAACAACGGAAAGAATACGAGTGATAGCATTAGTAGAGCAACCTCATAATTGTGTGCATTGTGGTAAGAGTTTTATGAAAGAAAAAACTCTATATGCCCATATGTGCGAAAACAAACGAAGGTCAATGCAACGTGATGAGAAACGTGTACAAGCTGGTTTTATGGCGTTTAATAAATTCTTTAGAATGACACAGGGCGCTAGAAAAGATAAAACATATGAAGATTTTTGTAAGAGCCCCTACTATAATGCGTTTGTAAAATTTGGAAGTTTTATTAATAATGTTATGCCGCTATATCCAGAAAAATTTATGGAATATGTGATTAGAAGCGGCGTTAAGTTAGATCACTGGTGCAGAGACGAACTATACGATGCTTATCTTTTTGAGATGATTAAATCAGAACCAGTTGAGAGTGCTGTACAAAGAAGTCTACAAACTATGATGGAATGGGGTGATCATAGTCAAGCACAATTTAATCATTATTTTAATTACGTTAATTTAAACAAAGCAGTACATGACATACGTAATGGAAAAATTAGTCCATGGATTATATTAAATTCTAAATCAGGCAAAGATATGCTGAACAAATTTAATGACGATCAATTGGACCAAATTGCTCCGGCATTTGACTTACCATTTTGGTTAAAGAAATTTAAATCAATCCCTGCGGATACTGATCTAGTTAAGGAAATTTGTAGAGAAACCGGTATAGAATGACAAACGTATTATTAATTGGAGATGCATGTACTGATAGATACATGGTGGGTACTGTTGATAGATTAAGTCCGGAAGCACCGGTACCTGTCATTAAACTAGTTAGTACAACTGATGTTCCCGGCATGTCTGCTAATGTACATCTTAATTTAAAAAATTTAGGTATTGATGCAGACTTTGTATGCAATACTGAACCAATTACTAAAACACGATATATTGACCAACGCTCAGGTCAACACTTACTACGTGTAGACAACGAACCTTCTATAAACCCCTGGGACAATTCTACACCCTTGCCGATTGATCATTATGATATTATAGTAATTTCAGATTATAATAAAGGATTTTTATCATCTTCTCAAATATATCAATTGATTAAAAATTCTAGTTGTCCTATATTCATTGATACTAAAAAACGAGATTTGAAAATGTTTAATGAACCCGATGTGTTTATTAAAATTAATGAACTAGAATTCAATAACGCTAATTCTGAACATGACAATTTGATTGTTACGTTAGGTGATCGAGGTGCTTCTTATAACGGGAAACTATATTCAACTGAGCCCGTAGAGGTCATGGATGTATGTGGGTGTGGTGATACATTTTTAGCCGCATTGGCCACGAAATACCTCATTACAAATGATATAGAAACTGCTATAATGTTTGCTAATGATGCGGCCGGCATTACAGTACAACATCGTGGAAACTATGCGCCAACACATAAAGAGATTGAACATGCCAGATATTGATATTGACTTTCTCGATAGAACTAAAGCACTTGAGTTGATCAAGCATATCCCTGCGGCAATCAAAGACCGGGGCACTTTTAAGAAACACAATACTGGCGTATATTGTCATAGCATCCCCTACAATCCAATCTCAGATACTGCTAGTATTGAATATAAATCTGCTGAAGAACGAGGATATTTTAAGATAGATTTTCTTAATGTAAATGCGTATAATGGTGTTATGAATGAAGAACATCTTGTTCAATTACTTAACACTGAACCATTGTGGGATCTGCTATACGAGAAAGATGTATGTGATCAGTTATTCCATATTAATGGATATCACAGTTTGTTGGCCGAATTGAAACCTACTAGTATTATTGAACTAGCCATGGTGCTGGCTATGATCAGACCTGGCAAGAAATATCTCATCCCAGTATGCAAGGAGCAAGGCTTCCAGTCTATCAATAATGAAATTTGGACTAAGACTGAAGATGCCTATTTCTTTAAGAAGGCTCATGCTGTTTCCTATGCTAGTGTTATTGCGGTTCAGTTAAATCTAATTTGTGAAAAAATTAGTTACGGATATAGTTAATTAAATTTAACTTTTTTAGGATTTCTTACAAGTTGTATAGACTTCCTTTTTATCCTTTTTTCAGCAATATCACCTAAGTTTACTGTTGGACCGAATACAACTTCTACATCCTTACTATTAAACGTTTTGATGTAAGGTCGAAAATTAATCATATCTTGTTTTAAGAAAATATTGATGGGGATTTTTCTATTACTTTCCCACCACCAAATGTCACCTAATTCTAAAAATAGTAGATGATACCCAATGGCATTAATTACAGCATAGTCGTATATACTTGTAACTTGATTATCGAAATTTATGACTATACCTAGATATTCTACATCATTACACTTGATGCAGGTCATAAATGGATAGTTTGATTGAAAGCTGTCTTTAGTTGCCATTAGTTTTATAATAAATACCTTATGCAGAAATTACCAATCTATTTATATACCAATTTGTTCGAGGTAACATTAGATCTGGACAAAAATAGAGGAATACACCAAATTATGTATCAAAGAACACTAAAAATTCAAAAAGGTGTAAAAAATACCATACAATTGCAATTTAAAAACTCTGATCAAAAACGTGTAGGGATTAGCTCGAGTACTTTTAAAATAAATGTGTTTGACCCTGTTGATAGAAAATTGGTAATGAGCAAAGATGTTACTGTACTAGATAACGCATCAACCACTACTAATGCCCTAAAAGGATTAGCAGAGATTTCCTTTTTAGAAAACGAAACACTAAAACTTGATAGCAAATCTTATAACTTTGCCATTGTAAAATCAGAAGATGATGGTTCCTATAGCCCCACATACTCAAACACTTACTACGACGTGGCAGGCACTTTAGAAATAAAAGATGAGATCTATCCCTCATTTGTTCCTAGCTTTTCTATGTCTGATTTTCAAAGATCATTTAATGGTGCAGCATGGGAATATAGTACCGGCAATCTACGTGTATATCCCGATTCAATTGGAACGCTGCATACCGCAGCATTTTATATGACCAACTACAGAGGGACTGTATTAGTTGAAGGTACTTTGGAGAATAGCCCTAGCATCAATCCCAACTATGCGTTGATATCAACTAAAGTATACAATCAATTTACCGGAATTGATTATGTTAACTTTAATGGTGTGTTTAACTACATTAGAGTTCGATATATCCCAACAACTAATACCACCGGAACTTTTGACAAATTGCTGCTAAGAAGTTAAACTAACTGCATGAACCCTATACAGGCGGCAGTACAAACTCTCTTACCTCCAAATAGAAAACTAACCACAGGCGGATGGATTAGTTTTAATGCTGTCTGCTGTCATAATAGAGGCGATCGCCCAGATAGTAAAAAACGTGGCGGCGTTATGTTTACCGACGAAGGATTTACTTATCATTGCTTTAATTGTGGATTCAAAGCAGGTTGGAGCCCGGGCAAACTATTCAGCGCCAATACCAAATCATTATTCAAATGGCTGGGTATGTCAGATACTGAAGTCAGTAAATTGGGACTCACCATATTAAAATTTAAAGAAGATCTACCAGCATTTAAGAAACCTTTAAACTTTATATTAGAAGAACGAGAGCTGCCCGAAGGTGCTATGTTACTTAAAGATTGGGCACTAGCAGTTTGGAAGCCAGGTGGTGAAGCAGATATGGTTCGAGTATTCGAATACCTTGTTAGTAGAGGTATGGATCTAGATTGGTACGATTGGATGTGGACTCCCGCTCCTGGCTATAAAGATCGTTTGTTGATACCATTTTATCAAGACGGTAAGGTGGTTGGATACACAGGACGTAAGATAACAGAAGGTAAACCAAAATATCTTACAGATAGTCAAAATGGTTATGTGTTTAACATAGATCGACAGACTTATCAGAGATCCTATGTTATAGTAGTAGAAGGACAGTTTGATGCAATAGCCATCGATGGAGTTGGCATTATGACCAATGACCCTAACGAAACTCAATGTGCTAGAATAAATTCATTGGCGAGAGAAGTGATAGTTGTACCCGATAAAGATAGACCAGGTGCCAAACTTTTGAAAGCAGCAGTGGTCAATAATTGGTCTGCTAGTATGCCACCTTGGGACAACGATGTGAAAGATGTTGCTGATGCTGTGAAGAAATACGGTAGACTTTATACTCTAACCACAATCTTACACTACAAAGAAACAAACGAGATAAAAATAAAGATGATGCAGAAAAAATTAGAGGCACTACTAGATGAATAAAAAAGAAGAAATTGTTAAACCCAATTATAGTTTTGAAATACAAAAACTATACTTAGAAATGTTTTTGAGCGACGCAGAAACATTTAGTCGTTGTCAAAGTATTTTTGAGCCTGATAATTTTGATCAACGTTTGAAAGATGTTGCTAAATTTATTACCAAATACGTTGATGAATATAGAATCATTCCAGATGCTAGTATCGTTAATGCTAGCTGCGCTAAAGACTTACAAACAGTATCATTGCCCAAAGAAAACTATGAATGGCTGATGGATGAGTTTGAAAACTTTAGTAGACATAAATCGCTAGAACGTGCGATTTTGCAAAGTGCCGACTTGCTGGAAAACGGTGACTATGGCCCCGTTGAGAAACTGATTAAAGATGCTATCCAAGTATCATTGAACAAAGATATGGGTACAGATTACTTTGAAGATCCTAGAGCAAGACTGACTAAACTCAAAGACGGTAACGGACAAATATCCACAGGTTGGCCCAGCATTGACCGTAAATTGTATGGTGGATTTAATCGCGGTGAACTGAACATATTCTGTGCAGGATCAGGAGGTGGTAAGAGTTTGTTCCTGGCTAACTTAGGGGTGAACTGGGCAATGGCCGGTATGAACGTATTGTATCTAACATTTGAATTGGCTGAAGGTTTGGTGGCTATGCGTCTGGATTCTATGATGACGGGCGTTGGTACTAGGGAGATCTTTAAGAATATCGACGATGTTGAATTAAAGGTTAAAATGATGGGAAAACGTGCGGGAAGTATACAGATCAAGTATATGCCCTCAGGTAAAAATTGTAACGATATTCGAGCCTATTTGAAGGAATATCAGGTCAAAAAAGGTGTGAAACCAGACGTAATCTTAATAGATTACCTCGATTTGATGATGCCTTTATCAGTGAAGGTAAGTCCTAGTGATCTGTTTGTAAAAGACAAATATGTGTCAGAAGAGATAAGAAATCTAGCAATGGAAACCCAATGTATTACAGTCACTGCTAGTCAGTTGAATCGTAGTGCAGTCGAAGAAATTGAATTTGATCACAGTCATATTTCAGGTGGACTTAGTAAGATTATGACAGCAGATAATGTTATTGGTATCTTTACCAGCAGAGCTATGAAAGAACGTGGACGCTATCAAATACAGTTTATGAAAACACGTAGCTCAAGCGGTGTGGGTCAAAAGGTCGATCTAGAATTTAATCTAGAAACACTACGTATTACAGACCTAGGTGAAGAAGAAGATACTCGCAGTTTGAATCAGGGCGGCGGCAAAGTTAGTACACATCATAACTTTAAACGTACTAGCAATGTATCAGAACCTGAATCAGAATCTCAAGGACCAGTGTCTTGGGAAAAACCAAAACCTGAAGAAGGATTTGATCCATTTAATACACAATTCAACGCAGGACGTCCGGAAAATCCCACAAACGGTATTAGTGTACCAAAGATTAAAACAGAATTGGGCGGCTCTAAAATTAGAGCAATGTTGGCCAGTATAAATTCAGAAAAAGATTAAAACCACTCGTTGACTTCATGGTTGACTGCTTGCGATACAGTATGTAACCATTGGTCTTCATGGTCTATATCAAATACATTTTCCGGTGTGGCGGGTATGTCTAACCAACTGTGATATGGCTCCCAGGGCTCTTCCCCGCTTTGCTCACCTTCTAACTGTCCCGGACCCCACGAACTGATCCCACATACTGCTCTAAACTTCTCAGGCCCATAACCACCAGATAATGCCACTAATACACTGATGTCAGTGGTGATTGATATGTCTTTGTTTATTACATGAGTACTGGCACTGGACCAATCTGAACTATGTACTAGACATATCCTGCTCTTTTCCAATGGACCACCAATGTATAAAGGAGCATCTACACCCGATAAGTTTTCCATGCTGATGTGATTCATTATGTCCGCTAGACATGCTTGATCATTCTTGATACGCTTGTTGATCATTACGCCCCACCCACCTCGGGCATCATGACGTACTATTAATATTACACCCTTGGAGAAAAAACTACTCTTGCATTTGGGCTGTGCTATTAATAGCTGACCAGTATAATTATTCAACAACATAAAACTATTTACCGCAAAAATACCCTTTACGAATAATATAGATCCAATATATTAGCATATAACTCTAAAAGTCATATAATTAATTATATGAACAAACTTAGTATCAGCTGTATAGATACACTAAACTATGCACTAACCATTAGAGCTATTAAGGCCACGTTGGCAATAACTCCTGTTAGTAGAGTCTATTGGCTATCAGATATACCCTTCCCGGAAACACTGTCAGTACCTGTAGATTGGATACGTATACGTAGGTTTAATCCACAACAACATGTTTATAATCACTGGTACTCAGAAGCCTGCATTAGAACTATACCCGCTGTAGTCAATACTGACTTTAACTTGATCATACATAACGATGGCTTTGCCGTTAATCAAGCAGCGTGGACAGATGAATTTTATCAATACGACTATATAGGAGCCCCTTGGCTTTGGTGGCCAAACGGTGAAAATGTGGGCAATGGTGGCTTTAGTTTGCGTAGTAGAAAACTCTATGATGCCTTGATCGATTGGCACCCTAGCTATAAAACTGAAGATTGGCCTGATCTACATCCCAGATATTACTTTAAAGATCGCTCGGGATATACTACACTTAATGAAGATAATCTTATGGCAGGCCCATATAGACACTATTTAGAACCCAACTATA